GAAACTTTACTGTAAGAGGAAAATATAATGTTCCAGATACCGGTATTTCTTTATTGGGAGATATTGGAGATGTAAGAAGTAGATCAAGAGTAAACATTGATGTTCCTCAATATGATTACAAAGAAACTTTTAAAGATGTAATGAGACTTAATCCTTATTCTGTAGGCATTGAATACGCGCCCGATCAAAATAGAAATATTAATTTAAGATATGATGATCGAGGCAATGTGACTTTAAGAGGTGAAGCTAGATTCGCTAAAGGCGGCCTCGGTTACTTAATGGGGTTATAAATGAAAGTTCATGAATACAGAGAAATGATGCGTTATCTTACTAGACCTGCAAAATCTAGTATCCAGGCCCCCGTAGCTCCAGCCCCGATGCAAGCAACGAGTGGCGAGGGACTTGTTGAAAGAGAAAACTATAAGTTAGGTTCTGATTTTATAAAAGATGTTTATAAAGCAAATAAAATTCCAGGCATTAGAGTAAGAAAGGAAGCCAGTGGAAACATTTATATTGGAGGTAGATACACAGAAAATGGTCAAAGAATAACTACTGGAACAAAAACTTTTAATCCTGAAACAGCCACTCAAAAAGAAGTAACTGATTTTTTAAATCAAACAAAAAGACAATTAAAAGGAAAGACATATGGTTCTCAAGCAGAAATTCTTGCAGATGTTAGAAAAATTAAAACTAATTATACTAATTTAAAAAAACAATATACAACTGAACTTATGGAATGGTTAGACGAAGCATCTAAAAATTCAAAATATAAAACTAAAGAACAAATACAAAAAGATTTATTTAAACAATTTGATCAACCTAAATATACACAAGTTCCAAAAGGAGTAGATCCAAAAAATATTTTTATTAAAAATAATAAATTTTATATTCCAAGAGAAATGGAAATTTTTGGAAGAAGAGTTGGAAGTCAAAAAGTTCCAGAAAAAACGATTGATGATTTAACTAATTTTTTTTTATTAAAGAATAATCCAAATTTTGAAAAAGTAAGAGATGTAGTGTATGGATTTTTTACACAAAAGAAAGCAGATATAAATCAATATCCAAAAGATCAACAAAAGATATTAAGAAACTTTAGTAAAGATTTTATAAAAGGACAATTTAAAGGTAAAGGAGGAGAATCTATTTTTTTAAGTGGATTAAGACAAGAAGGATTTAATTTTAATAACAAAGTTAATGAAATTCTTTACATTCAATCTTTAAAAGATAAAATAACAGAAGAATTAAGTAATCCTAATATTTCTAATAATAGAAAAAATTTTTTAAACAAACAATTAGAAGCAATTAATTATCAAAAAACTAATATAACAAACAACTTAACAAAACAACATCCTAACTTATTTAGAGCAGCTAAAAATCCAGGTAATTTAGTTTACGAACATAAAGTTCCAAGATTTATACAAGACATGATTAATTTACCTTATGATTATTTAGCAAGAGCGAGCTTTGCACCTAACGCTTTCAATGTATATAAATTTGAACAGTTTGATAAACCTTTAGGAAAATTAATTTTAGAATATAATTCTACAAATGATTTAACTGTTAAAAAAGAAATAAGTAAAAAAATAGAAACATTAAAAAATGATTTTAATAATAAAACAAAAGTTAATGGCCAAGGATATTTAGATGAAGTAGAATTTAAATTTGGCAATAAAGTAAAGTTAATAGATAAGACACCTTTAATAAGTGATCTAACAAATAAAAATGTGTATGAAAATATATTAAGAAATATAGATCATAGTAATAAGTTCTTTGAAAAAGAAGGATTAAATAAGTATGTAGTTAAAGGTAAAGATTTTGAAAAATATACAAAAGATTTACAAAATAGAATTTCTATAAACAAAGGTGCATACTATAGTTTTCCAGCGCAGGTTTCTGAATCAACATTGTTAGGAACTTTAGCAGGAAAAACAAAAGATGTATTTTCAAATGCATATACTGCGTATAAGTTTACAGGTGGACCTATTAATACATTAATTGGTGGAATACTTAATGCTCCAGAAATGGAAGAAAAAGGTCTTTCACTTGGAGAATCTTTTGTATATGGAGGAATTAAAGGAACTATTGAAGATACTTTAAATTTTGCTGCTCAAATTCTTGCAGCAGGTCCTTTAATGCAAAAAACATTATTAGAAGAAGCTCAAAATGCAAAACAACAACCTCCTGCAGGAATAGATAGTTTTGATCAGATCGGTGGTAAACGAAGTTTGCAAAGTAAATTTTTTAATGAATTATTTAGTGTACGACCTTTTGATATTTCTAAAATTCCAGTTATTGGATCTACATGGGCTGCAGAAAGTAAATCAGTTAAAGAAAAAATTGATAATCTTGTTAATTTAGAAACAAGAAAAAGAATGGCAGAATTATATCCTTCTCCTGATATTAGTGAGACTGAAATTCTTGGACAAAATAATATTATGCAACAACAAGAACAAGAAATTAAAAAAAATTTATATCAAGAATATTTCAAAAATCCTGAAATAAAACAGGAGTATGAAAAAGAACAAATTAAACCTGCTGTTCCTAAAAAACCATTATTCTTAGGGCCCCTTGTAATTACTCCAAATTATACTGAAGAAGAAAAAAAATTAGTTTATAATCAAAAAGAAAATAATACAGAAGAACCTAAAGATGATTTATATATTCCACCTTTAGCTAAAGGAGATCCATCTATTAGAGAAGGTGTTTTAAATTTAGCCTTTGGAGGAAGAGTTAATTTTTCAGGAGGAGGAATTAAACTTGCAAGATTGATTTCTGATGTATTACTTGATTTAAAAAATAGTATAAGTATAGTTGGTAATACTGCTAGATTTGAAGGAATTCAAAAAGCAAAATTAGAAGCATTAACACCTTATAAAAATGTACCTGATCAAAGCAAACATACAACTATTTTAGAATCAATTAATAAGGCAAGACAAAATTTACCAAAAGAATATCATAGTATATTAGATGATATCAAAAAAGATGTAGATAATTTTGATTATGCAACTGCTGACAATAGAATAATGGCTTTAGATAAAGCAGTGGCTCCGGAATTAAGATTTGAAAGTTTATCTAAAGACTTATTTCCAATGGAAGATCCTTTAAATAAATCTTTTATTATTATGGATCCAAATAGAGATTATATGACATCAAGATATATATACAGAATTAGCATGGATCCTGAAACAGGTAGAGGAACTAGACAAACATTTGATACTTTTGATTCTGAGTCTAGAAAATTTTTAGATGAAAAAGATTGGAAGTTAATAGGTGTTGAAAGTCTTGAAAAAGGCAAAGAAGGTTTAAATTAATGATTAAAAAACTAACAACAACTGTACCACCCTTACGTGGTCCAAACCCGCAAGGCTTGAATATTAACTATAATACTGTTAGAACAGTAAAATCGGAGAAAACATTAAATGGCAGAAATAGACAAGTCGCTTCCAAACGTAGCAGATAAGCTTACACCTGGAGAATTAGAGATTGAACAGATTGCACAATCTGTTGAAGAAACCCCTGCGGGCCCTACGGAAGTTACAGAGAACGAAGATGGTAGTGTTGATATAAATTTTGACCCAACTAAAAATTTATCAGCAGGAATTGAGTTTGGAGCAAACCTTGCTGAAGTAATTGATGAACAAATTTTAAATACATTAGGATCAGAACTCTATCAAGATGCACAATCTTATAAAGATTCAAGAGCAGATTGGGAAAAAGCATATACTCAAGGATTAGATCTACTTGGATTTAAATACGAATCAAGAACGGAACCATTTCAAGGTGCATCTAGTGCAACTCATCCGGTATTAGCAGAAGCAGTAACTCAATTTCAAGCATTAGCTTATAAAGAATTATTACCAGCAGAAGGACCGGTGCGAACCCAAGTTATTGGATTGGAAACTATAGAGATTCAAGAACAAGCAAACAGAGTTGCTGAATTTATGAATTATCAAATCATGGATGTGATGCAAGAATATGAACCAGAGTTTGATCAGATGTTATTTTATTTACCTCTATCAGGTTCAACATTTAAAAAAATTTATTATGATGAGACACTTGGAAGAGCTGTTTCAAAATTTATTCAAGCTCAAGATATTATTGTTCCATACACTGCAAATAGTATTGATGATGCAGAAGCAGTTATCCATTCAATTAAAATTTCAGCAAATGAATTAAGAAAACAACAAGTTTCTGGTTTTTATAGAGATATAGAATTAGTAGCCTCTGATGAATTAACACAAGATGATAATATTAAATCTAAAGAGAGACAATTAGAAGGTGTAACTATGAGTGGTCAAACAGAAGATGTTTTTACATTATTAGAATGCCACGTAAATTTAGATTTAGAAGGTTTTGAAGATATAAATCCTCAAACTGGTGAACCCACTGGAATTAAATTACCATACATTGTAACAATTGAAGAAAATTCTAGAGAAGTTTTATCTATAAGACGAAACTATGCACAAAATGATCTGTTAAAGAAAAAAATTAATTATTTTGTACACTTTAAATTTTTACCGGGATTTGGTTTCTATGGTAACGGATTAATTCAAATGATCGGTGGTTTATCTAGAACCGCGACGCAAGCTTTACGTCAATTATTAGATGCAGGAACATTATCGAATCTCCCTGCTGGATTCAAGCAACGAGGAATTAGAATTAGAGATGATGCTCAATCTATTCAACCAGGTGAATTTAGAGATGTAGATGCGCCAGGTGGAAATTTAAGAGATGCATTTATGCCTTTGCCTTATAAGGAGCCATCAGGAACTTTGTTACAATTAATGGGGGTCGTGGTTCAAGCAGGTCAGCGCTTTGCTTCGATAGCTGACATGCAAGTGGGAGATGGGAATCAGCAAGCAGCAGTGGGCACGACCGTGGCTTTGCTAGAACGTGGTAGCAGAACAATGTCTGCGATTCACAAAAGAATATATGCAGCAATGAAACAAGAATTTAAATTGCTAGCGAATGTATTTAAATTATATTTACCACCAGAATATCCATACGAAGTTGTTGGAGCACAAAGAACAATTAAACAAGCTGACTTTGATGACAAAGTAGATATTATTCCAATTGCTGATCCAAATATATTTTCACAAACACAAAGAATAACTATTGCACAAACAGAATTACAACTTGCAATGGCTAATCCTGGAATTCACAACATGTATGAAGTTTACAGAAACATGTATTCAGCATTAGGTGTAAGAGACATTGATAGTATTTTATTAAAACCAGATCAACCCACACCAAAGGACCCTGCATTAGAACATATTGATGCTCTTGCAGGGAAACCATTCCAAGCGTTTCCAGGACAAGACCATAGAGCACATATAACTTCACATTTAAATTTTATGGCAACTAATATGGCGAGAAATGCTCCTGTAATTATGGCTTCATTAGAAAAAAATTGTTTTGAACATATTTCTTTGATGGCACAAGAACAAGTTGAAATAGAATTTAGACAAGAAATGGGTCAATTACAACAAATGCAACAAAATCCACAAGCAATGCAAAATCCACAAATGCAAATTCAAGTTAGAATGCTAACTGAAAAAATTGAAGCAAGGAAAGCAGTGTTAATTGCTGATATGATGGAAGAATTTATGAATGAAGAGAAAAAAATTACATCACAATTTGATAATGATCCTATTGCTAAACTTAAATCTAGAGAATTAGATCTTCAAGCTCAAGAAAATGATAGAAAAAGACAAGAGAGTAATGAAAGAATCAATCTTGATAAGATGAAAGCAATGATGGCACAGTCTACAGACAGTCAAAAACTGCAACAAAATGAAGATTTAGCTAAATTAAGAGCAAATACTTCACTAGAAAAGACCGTTTTGGCTGCTAAACTCAAAAATAGATTTCCAAATTAATAAAAAAGAGGTATAAAAACTTATGAAAAACAAAAATAAAAAAATTGGACAATCAAAAGAAGTAGATCATTCAAAATTTACCGGTAAAGACGGATATTTAGTTGGTGGTGTTGATGTTGAAATGTCAAATCCACAAGAATCTCAAAAAGATGTAGTCCAAGGTCAAGGAAACATACTTCCAGAGAAAAAAAGATCAGCAACTTGGTACTAAAACATGATTCAAATGTTAGGAGCCGTTGCACCTCTTGCAAAAATACTATTTAATACAATTGAAAAAGCTGTCCCTGACAAAGATTTACAGGAAAAGTTAAAAGCACAATTACAAACTCAATTATTACAATCTCATACACAAGAATTAACAGCTGCAGCTAAGATTATAGAAGCAGAAGCTAAAGCTGGTTGGTTTGCATCATCTTGGCGACCACTTTTAATGTATGTATTGATCTTTATCTTGGTCTGGAATTATGTTATAGGACCAGTTATAAAAGTATTCATGGGTGCAGTAATTACTTTTGAATTACCTGGCGATGTTTGGACATTATTAAATGTTGGACTCGGGGGTTATGTGATAGGTCGATCTGCTGAATCAGTTGCAAGAACGATGGCAAATAGATCTGTAAATAAAGAACAAGAAAACGGATAGGAGAAAAAAATGAGAAACGATTATGGTATAAGACCAAGAGATAAAATGATGAAAGGTGGAAAAGCAAAAAAGAAAAAAGGATTTCCTGATTTAACTGGCGATGGAAAAGTAACTTTTAAAGATATTCTAAAAGGTAGAGGTGTTATTAAGAAAAAAGGTGGCATTGTAAAAAAAGGAATGAAAAAATAATGCCATTTAAACAAGTAGGTAAAAAAATATTTTCAGGTAAAGGTTACTCAGGCACTAAAAAAGTAGAAATGCTTGAAGTAAAACCTTCTAAAAGAGACACAGAAAAAAGTAGAAAACGTGGTAAATTAATTGTTGAAGGTAGTAAAGCACTAAATTCAATTAGAAGAACTAATAAAGATACTTTAGATAAATTAGAAGATATAACAGAAAAAACAAAAATTGTTAGTAAAAAAATAAAAGGTGAAAAGATAGGTCCTTCTAAAAAATTTGATGATATTGAAAAAACAATAACTGATCTAGAAACAGGAGCAGTTGAAAAATATGCAAAAGGTGGTAGCGTTAAAAAAAATAAAGGTGGCCTCATGAGAGGTATACCTAAAATAGCAATGAGAGGTTTTTAATGGGTAAACTTTGTCCAAGAGGAAAAGCAGCTGCAAAAGCAAAATTTAAAGTGTATCCAAGTGCTTATGCAAATATGTACGCCTCTGCTGTATGTTCTGGAAAAATAGTTCCAGGCGGTAGAAAAAAGAAAATGGGTGGTGGTAGTGTTTCACAACAAAGAAAAATGGTATCCAATTATAAACAAGGCGGAATCGCCAAAGGTTGTGGCGGTGTAATGAAGAATAGAAGAAAAGTTACCAAGAAGTACTAACATGGGCTTACGTAAATGGGTTCAAGAGAATTGGGTAGATATTGCAAATAGAAAACCTGATGGTTCTTATCCTAAGTGCGGAAGAAGTGGTGGTGAAAAAAGAAAAAATTATCCAAAGTGTGTTCCCATAGCAAAAGCTAGAGCCATGAGCAGAGGCCAGAGAGCTTCAGCTGTAAGAAGAAAACAACAAGCTAGTAATGTAGGACC